GCCACAGCCCCCTTGTCTCAGGGGCTGTTTGGAAAGTGCTGGGAATTTTATCTTCCCGTCATGCACTCCCATTCAAATTCGCAGGCATTTTCGTATTCCTCATCGAAAAGCGCATCGTCGTCAATGTAGTCTTCTTTGTAGCGAATTCTGTCGATTTCTTCAAAGGCTGTGCCGTTTTCCTGTGCGTCCTCTTTTGCAAAAGCCTCTGCATTTTCTTCAATCCAGGCTGTGAAATCATCGTCGTCCATGTGGTCTTCGTTTTCGATTTCAAGTTCGTATTCGTACTCCGCGTCAACCCAGGTGATGATTGCCTTTGTGATTTCGGTTCTTTCGTTCCAGTCGATTCTGTTTGCCATTGCTCTTGCCTTTGCGATTCCGTATGATACCATTGTGTTTTCCTCCGTTTTTTTGATTGTTTTCCCTTTCGGTGATTACATATTACCGCATAGTGTGCATTATTGCAAGCGGCTAAATCTACAGAAAAAAAGGCTGTATATTCGCCAAATGATTGTGTAATATACAGTCTTGCTTTTCTTGATTTTTTATGGTAATATACAGTACGATGAAATAGGATCTCCCTTATTTTTGCGCCCCCGGAGCAATCAAAAAGCAAGCCCCACGTTGCCGTTTGTTGGCTTGCTTTTTGCATTTGGTAAATTTACGGAATCGTTTCTGCCCGCCGTTACAGGCAAGCACAGGGGCGGCTCATTCCGCCCCTTGGCTCTTTGGTTTTTAGTTCAGTTTCATGAGAATCGCAGGGATGATTTTCGGTTTGCCGGTTGCAAAATCTGTATAATCTGCGGTTACCTTGGTCAGCCCATTCATGTGAAATCCTTGTTTTTCAAAAGCGGCAAGGGTGGCAATCAGACCGCTGAAGGTGCTGGAAATCGTAAATTTGTTGATTCCCTCGGCTTTCAGAAAGTTGGCAATTGGTTCAATATCCTCGTCCCATATCACTTCCTGAAAATCGATGAATTCATTTCCGTTCTGTTTACTTTTGCGGTATGCCCAGTAAAGGGTCGTGTTCAAGTTGTTCTCACGGAAAAATTCGTTTCCCTTTGTAGCTGCCTGTTCAAAAAGTTCAATTGTTTTCATGGTGTTTTCCTCCAAATTTCGTTGTTTTCGGTCGGTTTTCCGTTCCGTTGTGTTGTATATTACCGCATCTTTGGCTGATAGTCAACGATAATTGCGATAATAAATGTAACAAACATCACGCCGAAATTGGAGATGCTTTTTGTGTGAACATGACAGCAGCACAAAGCCGCCCTGTCGGCTCGTGTGGGGCTTTATTGCAATAGGGAAAACTTTACGGAGGAATCCCTGAATGGCCACACAGCCAAACGTGGCGGCTTGTGTTCGATTATTCTGCCCGATTGCGATGAATGATGCTGACGATTTTTTCCGTTTCTTCCGAGGAGATTCCCAAGGCTTCAAGAGCCTCACGGGTTCCGCAGTCGGGACAAATCAGCGTTTCATTATCCGTTCTGGAAAGTGCCGGTCTTCCATGATAGGCACAACCGCACTTTGGGCAGGTTCTTTCAGTGTTCGTTTCATTTTTCATAACGGTCAGCTCCCTTTATACTTTTTTCGTAGGCTTTATCCAGATACTTGAAATCGAATCCGAAAATCGTATATCCGAATCGGCAGGTGCTGATGTAGTTCTGTGACGGAATGCCAAGGCTGCGTTCTTCGTGCATGATGTACACAAAGGCGTCCAGCGTTTTTCCGGTTTCGGAAAGCTTGATTTTCATGTTCTTCTTGTAGTAGAAATTTGGATAACCCTCATAGGCATCCAGGCTTTTTTCATCTCTGGCAGTTACTTCCCAGACGGCTACCGGAACCACGCCGCCTTTTTTCTTTTCAATGGTGAGGTAGGAGCCTGTCTTGCTGCCCTTGTAGAGAAGCTCGTAACCTTTAATTACGCTTGTTCCCACAACCTTTGCCGTAGGGCATCTGAATTTCATTTGACGGACATTGAGGTTTGAACCGTAGGCAATGTAATATTTTTTCATCTGCATCATCCTTTTTGTGAATTCCGCTTTTTCTTAAGCGGTAGTCACATATTAACTCTTTCGGGCAAGAATAGCAACCCGCTAAAACTACAAAATATCTGTGCCTTTTCTTGTGTAGTATTTGTTCAGATTATGCTTTGCGATGTCAGCCGCTGTGTGGGCTTGTGTGGGGCTTTTCTTAAGGCTTGGGAAACTATCCCGCAAAAGCAACGTTGGCGGTGGTGTTGCCGCCTGTTGCCTGTGGGAGGCAAGCCTTTTCAGGCTCTGCCGAATCGGAAGGCTGCATCTCCCTCCAGGTTTCTTGTCAGGAAATCCCTTGCCGTGGCAAATTCTGCTCCCATAAATCCCAATCGCATCAGCCATGTTCTCATGGCAAATTTCGGATTTTCCGTCTGCTGCGGCTTTGGGCTTGCTGTTCGCAGTTCCTTTGCCATTTCGGAAAGGGCAAGGCAAAGCTGAATGTAGCTTTTCAGCTGTCCGGCATGAAGTCCGTTTTTCTTGCCGTTTGCAGGCTTGTCAAACTGGAAAAGTCTGAATTCGATTGTTCCCTTTGTAAAGGTTGCGTGGTAGTTCAGCATATGGTATCTGCTGTCGTTGTAATGATGATTTCTGCCGTAGTCTGCACCGTTTGAAGTGTACCAGATGTCCGCAAGCTGTGCCATGGTTGTTGGCTTTTTCTTGTTGATCTGCTCGATGAATTTTGGGTTTACCGTTCTGCAGTAGCGATGCATTCTGCCGCTGTCGATTTTCAAAGCGTCGGCAATCAGCTTTTCGTGGCTTGCCATGATGTTTGCAAGATTTCTGAGGCTCTGTGGTGTGTGGCCGTTTGCTCCGATGTGAATGTGAACACCTGCACCGATTCCTGCGTGGCTGATTGCTCCGGCTTTGCGAAGCTTTCTGACCAGTTCCTGCAAGGTTTCGATGTCCTCGTATTTCAGGATTGGGGTTACCAGTTCGCATTTTTCGCTGTCTGCTCCGGCAATGGAAACGTCTCTCTGAAATTTCCATTCTCTGCCCTGTGCATCCCATGCTGACCAGGTGCAGTAGCCGTTTCTGCCTGCCGTGTTTTCGTATCTGCTTGTTCCGAAGAAGTCGGCGGCAAGTCTTGCAGCTCTTTCTCTGGTGATGTGGTTCATTTCGATTTCCACTCCGATGGTCTGGTTTTTCATGTTTTCAATCTGTCTTTCTGTTTTAGCGTTCATTGTTTTTCCTCCGTAAATTCGGGCTTTCCGCCCTTTCGTTGTGTTACATATTACCGCATCACGGAGGATATATCAAGCGGCTAAATTAACAGAAAAAGAGACTGTATATTCGCCGAATGATTGTGTAATATACAGTCTTGCTTTACTTGATTTTCTATGGTAATATACAGTACGATGAAATAGGTGCTCCCTTATTTTTCAGCCCCCGGAGCCACTTTGAAACTATCCACTTCTGGAATGATTGCAAGAGAGGAACCGTTTTGCCATTTCATGTGTATCGAACCCAGATCATCGATATGAGTGACCTCACCGATTGTTCCCGGAAGAATGGGATACTTTTCATCACGCATGGAAATCAGCTGCAGCTTTGTTCCTGCAGGATACTTCTTTCGGAGTTGTTCCAGATATTCTTTATTGGGAATTTTCATCGTTTCCACCTGCCTTTCTGAACGCTGAACTGCCTGAAAGATTTCTGAGCAGCACCTTTCTTGCCGATTTGTACTCTGCGCCAATCATGCCCAGGCGAAGAAGATAACAACGCATGGTATATTTGGGATTGTCTGATGTGTCAGGCTTGTTGTTGATGCGTTTCTGATTTTTCGCAAATTCGCAAAGCATGGAAATGAAAGTGCAGTAGGCTGTTGTATCATCGTACTGCTCCACGGTGAACCATGGAAAACAAACCTTGTCATCTTCTACAATGATTTCAAGATTGTCAGTTTTGAAAGCAGCTTTGAAAAGTTCTCCCTTGTTTTCCACAATTTTTCTGAGCCTGTCGATTGTAGCATCATCAACCAGTTCCAAAGGCATCTCTACCGTCAGACCGTTTTCTTCTTCATCAAGCGGAACATCATAGCCTCTGCTGACCAGTTCATCAATCAAGTTTTCGACTTCCTTGCTGTCAGCTGAATCACTGATTTCAAGATTGCCTTCCTTTGTAATCGTGTAATCTCTGCCGATTTTGTATGCACAGGTTGGCATATACTGATATTCGGAGGGCGCTCCGATAATCTCGCTGACCGCCTTTGCCAGTCCCTTTCGTTCGTTTCCTGTAAGATGTAATTCAATTATCATGTGTTTTGACCTCCTTTTTGGTAGTACACATGATAACTCTAAATGGCACAGATATCAAGTGTGGGATATGTAGAATTATTTCCCCTCGTTTTGTGCATAATAGGCGATTCCGGCAAGGACAAACCAGGCATTGCAAGCTGCGATGCCGTTGCCCCACATTTTATAGGCAGCGCTGTCGGAATACGGATTCTTCAGCCACTTTTCAATCTGCTTACGGCTTTTGGGTTTGCACTCTTTTCCGATTGCCTTATTATAGGTTTCAAAAACGTTTTGCCACCAGTCAATCTGCGTATCAGTCGGATTTTCCGTACCAAGTCCATCACACCACCAAGTCGGCATTCCTTGAAGCAATGCACATTCCTGGGGTGTAAGTCGGCGGACAATGTATTCAATTTCAGGAGTGCTGTCATTGACAACAGGAGGGTCTTTATAGTCTGATGCCACAAGTGTGTTTGCTTTTTCCTTTTCGGCAACGGTATGATGAGAATTTTTGCTTGTGGAGTATTTCGGATGAGCGATTCCGCCTGCCCCCGATGCAACGATTGTAGGAGATTTTTCCTCTTCAATCTGAAAACTAAATTTTGCATTGTACCCCTGATTCATTGCAGGTCTGCCGATTCCATATGAAACAGCGTGATTTTCAGTACAATTCAGCGTGTACATGGTTTCCGATTCCTTGTATCCGTCACCGTGATGTGAAGGGCGTGAACCGTTGCCCTCAACTACAACCATACCACCTTGGTTCTTGCAAGGTGACTGATTGCTGGTATCAATGGTTCTTGAAGTATCTGCTTCATAAAATCCGCTGTTTGGATTATCGCTCATCATGGAATTGCTGTATTTTCCGCAGATGCCATATACCTTTGGAACGAAAAGCGTCTGGTCGTTGTTGCAGGAGAGCGTTGCGGATTTGTTTTCCTGAATCAAAGCACCTTTTCCACCACCCGGACATCCGGAACGAATTTTCAAAGTAGCCGGAACAACACCTGCACGAAGTGTGGGGGATTTTTCTTCTTCGTAACCGATGCCTCTTGCCTGTGCTGAATGTTCGGTACAGAATCTTGCGGATTCCACCACAAAAGGCTGGTTGTTTCCGCCTGTTCCATAAGTTGCAGAAACTGTCTGAGCAACATTAAGAGGTCCTGTGTATCTGGTATCCTGAGAATGATTCTCGAACATCAGACCTGAGCCTGTTTTTTCAAAGCAAGTTCCAAAACTTCGGGAAGTTTCTTGCCACGCTCTGAAGCTCTCCGCAGAATACCCAGACACGCCTTCTGACTCAAATAATATTTTTGAGGCACATCCGCCATCAAAATCTGCGACAAGGTAGATTCTCGCTCTTCGTTGGGGAAGATACCAGTATTGAGCATCGAATGTTCGGTAGGAGAGAGAGAAATTTTCACCCATGATTTCTCCTGCCTTTGTCCATTTTTCAGGTTTAGGGACAGATAAATCTGTGTCTTTAATCTTACAGAATTCTTCAAGAACGCATCGGAAGTCTTCTCCGCCATTTGAGGAGAATGCTCCTGTGACATTTTCCCACACTGCAAATCTCGGATATTTTCCATTGGTTGCACCTCTCATTTCCTTTATAATTCTGATTGCCTGAAAGAAAAGTCCTGAACGCTCTGCATTCAAGCCCTGACGCTTGCCTGCAACTGAAAGATCAGTACAGGGCGAGCCAAAGGTGACAATATCCACAGGCTCAATTTCTACACCGTTGATGCTGTTGATGTCGCCAAGGTGCTTTACAAAAGGCAGTCGCTTTTC